AGCAAGTGCCATCCTGCAATAACACCTTCCAAACACACTCGGGGAGTATCCTTTGATAGGCAAGGCCCAAACCATGAGTGTACCGTGAAAGTCGGTTTCCAATATGCGTCCAGCCAACGCCATTGTTTGTATAATTCCCTGGCCAGGCTTATGCAAGCACTAACTCATTATTATGTACCTTGGCTCGGACATAATAGTGTGCCGTACCTGTCCCGTTCTCACCGTCCTTTAGTACCCATTTTTACTTTCCATTGCGCACACTTTCCTTACTATGTTTCAAATATACCACCGTTCCTTTATTTATCCTTCTATTCACACAGGGATAGCAAGCGTAAGCGCATAGTTAATCCCAACAATTATTTGTCTATGCCGCATAAGTACACCCGGCTGTATGAGCAGCGGTCCATATAACCACTAACCCCGGGGCACGCGGTTAGATTAGGACTTTGTATATCAAAATGCCATGGCTCCGGACAGTCTGGGGTCATCACGCCCCTCTTACTTATACCCTTTGCTACCTTCTAACTTGCTCTCACTACATGTATTACTGTTCGACTTACTCTAAAGAAAACTTTATACCAGACCAAAACATTGGGGTTGATCCTTATTCCTTTCCACTACAGTGTTAGACACTACAGGTCTGTAGTGGGTAAACACCTAACAAAGTCCCATCGTCCAGATACCAAAATGTCTCCAAAATAGCTAAACTGCCAGATAAAGTAATCAGTGTGGTACTGAGGTGCTAGTCAAGTAAGTACAAACACATTGATCGGCTGAAGTCCGTTGGGCTTTGCACCGTGGTGGTAACGATCGCGGATAACTAATACTGTTACTGTGACACATCAGGCACAACTGGTGTGTCCGAAGCCCCCGCCCTTAATTGGGCCCCCGGTCTCCTCACCCTACCATAATAAGTATAGAAGTAATTGTAGTAAAATATAAGATCCATGAAACGCCTATTCCCATCTATATCGGGCCCATCACCACAAGTTCGGGCTACGTCCTTTAAACATATGGATGCCTTAATGGCTTCCATAATGCTGCTGGTTGGTCTAATGGCAACCTCAGTGGGTGAACTCATCCTCTCCACAATTGCTCGAATCTATCATATCATACATGGACAAGTCCTTGTAGAACCATCTGCTGCTATTACTATGCTTAAGAAAGCTCAACACTGGTACTTAGGGATTATCAGAGGCTCTAACCCAAACGGATCACAAGAGTTTGATCATCCAGAGAATTTCTTTGATCCTAGAGAAGCCGGTGATACAAGGGGTTCAACACTTACTGCTTTACGTACTTATATACGCGCTGAGAGCCCGAGAACACTGTTATTCTTTGATCGTATCGTATACGCATTCCTATCAATACACCGACTTATAGTGTTACCTCCTGTAAATGATTTCAAAACAATTACTGATGGAACTTCTTGGACAGAGAAGACACCAGGTTCACTTGGTGTCGAAGACATTACTGCAGCACTATCTGCACTGGGGATCTCACCTGATGCATTTAAGAAAGTGTATAGAGAAAAGTGTAAACAGCAGTGGCATATACTAATGCACACAGCCGGTCCAAACGGTAAAGCATCTTGGACAGCTTATTCGGATGCAGTGGCATTATTAAACAATGTCCCTTTACTTAAACAGTTAGTATCTTTCGCAGAATTGTCAGATCTTAAAGGGTTACTAAACGACATGTTTATGACAGTCAACCTCCCTGGTGTCGATGGCGGCACTGGTGGCCAAGTCTACACGGCTAAAATCCACACATTCGAAGAGTGGGGAGGGAAAACGAGACATGTTGCAATAATTGATTATTGGACACAACTGCTTGTAACACCGCTACATGATACACTATTTGAGTTCCTACGTAGAATTGAAATGGATGCAACATTTGACCAAGATGCAGCTTGTGACGTAATAAGAGGCTGGACGGAGACTAGCTCTAAACGTGAACTCTACTCTTGTGATCTGACTGCAGCCACAGATAGACTACCTCGTGATTTCCAGGTGCAAGTACTAAGTATACTGATGGGTGATGCTACACTAGCAGTGAATTGGGGTAAAATGTTCTCAGAACGTTCGTACCTAACAGTAGATAAAACATTCATCAAATATGGTGCAGGTTTACCAATGGGCTCTAAATCTAATTGGGCCATGTTGGCACTGTGTCATCACGTGATTATTCAATCTGCTGCTATCAAAGCTAATGTAACCCCTTATGCCGACTATCGTGTTTGTGGTGATGACTCTGTTATCACTAAGACTAGTGTTTACGACCATTACACAGCCTTAATGACTGTTTACGGTCTGACAATCAATATAACAAAATCTGTTTTACATAATGCCAGTCTTCACTCAGCTGCAGAGTTCTGTAAACGGGTTTTCGTAAATGGGAGTGAGATAACATCTTATCCAGTCAAACTAGTGGTGAAAACTGCTATGAATGGACGATTAGCCCCTCAGTTACAGAATGAGTTGACTAGACGTGGTTCAATGGTCCCAAACCATATACTATACGATTACTTCGCAGGTCTAGTAGATCGTGAGTCACTAGAATTCCTGCTGATACTGAATGCTATACCAGCAAACTTAAGTGGTCTTAAGTTGCCAGTCTCACCACCAGGTGACGTTGGTGATCTAAGTAAATGGTATCCTGGGATTTACAATGTAACAGTTGCAGATGTCACACAAGCTTACCTGTATGTACTGGTGACCGAACAACTGAAGAGACTCGATGTGTTACTCAGACAAACTGATTTAATCAAGAAAGCCATAGATCGAAATGCTATTGGATACGCTACGCCCAACTACGGTATCAAGGTCAAATTATCGGATGGAAAGGAACAAGCTCTTATGGAGCACATAGGGACAAAGATCGAAGGTCTCTCTTCGTCACACCCTATCCTATCTGCGGCATATGCAGAGAATGTGCGAATCTCGTCTTTACTTAGTGCGATCAGAACTGGTAATGTAGACTTATCGGCTATGGCTCTGTCAGCTTTATTAGACCAATTCAGAAATGCATTAATTGATGCTTGGGATGATAAACTAGCAGCTAAAGGTCAAGCAGAAAGATCATTGATTGCAAGATCGATGGACACACTATCATCTATTATCAGTCTCCCAATTGCAGATTCCGCTGGAAAACCTGTAATAAGAAAGCTTGATTTCACTGTTATGCTCGCATATGTATCTCGGCTGTGGACTGTATCATGGCACTTAGGCTCTAATGTTATGATCAACGCAGTCAAGTCACGCGTAAAATCTGTTCCTGCTCTAGCCTCGAATGCTTTAAACAATGTCCTATCAACTTTTGCTGTCAATAAACGATTTACTATCCGCTCACATTCCAAAAGTCCCCCCCGCTAGGGATATAGTTGGATGAAAGGCTTAGTAATCCAAAGGATATATTTAGGGCATTACAGACAACTTATTATAGGAGTATCCTACGGGTTTCCTTACAAGCTGGCAACCTGTAGAGATAGAATTTGAGAGGGTGTAATGTGAAGATTGCG